TCCAGACCGGCATTCTCACCAACTACCAGGCGGTCAACGTTCGCCATCATGAAATCATGATCCGGATGCCCATAGATCGCATTGGCACGGCGTACCTTTTTCCCTGTCTCTTCCATAAACCGGCGGGCAACGTACTCCTCCAGGTCTCTTCCCTGTCTCATTGCCTCATTGTCTTCTTTTTCCTCTGCTTCTTTCTGCGTCTTATCCTGGAAGACAGCGATTGCAGAGCTGTACGGGTTCAATCCGCAGATGCTTCCGGCATCACTTCCACCGATGCCCAGTTTTCTGTATCGCAGCCATTCTTCATGGCTCATATCTACTGTCGAAATTAATTTATGTAATTTCACTTGATTTACCTCCTATGTTTGCCCTATAATTGAGCTGTGTTATTATTTTTCAAGTCCCGGATCGCCCGCCAAAGCACCGGGACTTTTTACTACCTCGAGTGTCGCTTTCTCAACGATCACCGATTCTTTCGTCTCTTCATTTATTGCATGCACATAGATACTATTATGGTGCCAGATCCGGTACTTGTCCGAATCAATCCCGGCCAGTTCCAGGATGACTCTGGCTTCCTGGTCGCGTCCTTCATTTACCCAGATCATCTGCTTTCCCCCTCCAGACGGATACATACCTTTGCCAGTTCCGCTGCAAGCTTGTATTCCTTTTCGTATCTACTGCCTCCATGTGTTTCCTCTACTTGATTGACAAATTCCTGGAGGCTTCCAGAAAAGCAGCCACATCTTACCTCTACCGTATCATCCTTAGTCCTGTAAAATGTAACGTATCCATCCCGGCTCCCGATCGGTCCTTGTACAAAGAAATGCCTCGTATTGAAAACTTTTGCGTTGCCGTAAACCCACGCATCGCCGTAAACCCACGCATTGCCGGAAACCTTTGCATTGCCGTAAACCCACGCATCACCGAAATGTGAAAGATTTTCCTCTTTCTCGATGTATCCGCCGAACTCTCCAGTTTTGACAGACCCGAAATCACGCACTGCTCTGATCCGGTACAGTGTTTTTCCGAAAACTGTGAACGTTTCTTCTGTCAATTCGTATTTTTTCATTCTGCTTCCTCCTTCTCCGCCCACAGCATGATGCGGATCAGTACCGCACACCACACGGTAATGGCAGTTCCAACGATATCGCGTTCACAAATCGTGCTGTATTTTCCCAGCCACCAGAAGGCAAATATTGCTGCCGCTGTGGCTACGATCGGGGCAATCACACCAGCTCCGGTTGTTTCTTCCACTTCTTCTGTTACTTCTGTTTCTCTTCTTTTCATCTGCTTGTCCTTTCTCCGCCTGCTCAGGCGGTTTTGTCCTCTTTGTAGCTTGCCATCTCCAACCCTCTGCGGTTGGCTGTATCTTTCAGCCGCTTCCGGTTTTCATCTGGCAGTGTTTCAATCAGTACTTCCTTGCCATCGATTACGACAATGTTCATAATTTTCGGCATTGCTACCACCTCCCCTTACAAGCTATGCGTTTCCGCTTGTATTTGTTGCTTTGTTTTTTATTCATCTACATTCTTAGAAGGTCACCTCATCACCATGATCGACTATGCCACTGTAGATAATGTTCGATTCATAAAAGCGTATTATTGACTGTAATGTCAATTTGTTTATGCTTTCCCGGATTGGCTGGATCAGCATTAAACAATTTTTGTAATGGCCAGCCATCTGGTCCCGGGAAAGTAACAACAACAGGCTCTTGCACTTCTCGACCGTTGATTTTCAAAATGTCCCTGTCAATATCTGCTTCTAAAGATCTGATACACATTTCTCCTACCCCGCTTTCTGTTCTGCTTCGTCTGCGAACTTCTCTTTTTCCAGACGCTTCATTACTGCCATTCCTTCTGCGATACCAAGAATGTAATCTTTCTTTTCTTCCGGTACTGCCTCGATTGCTTCAGAAAGTCTTTTGATTCTCTCCTGCTTCGTCATTTAATCACCTACCTCTCTTAGTTTTGATGTTTCACATCTTAGATGTATATTATCACCACTAATGCGTGTTGTCAATAGTTTTCTACAACTTAGTTGTATTTTTCTGTTGACTTGCATTATTTTGTGGTATATACTAAGAATCACAGAAAGGAGGATATGATGCAAACAATTAACGATAGAATAGCTATTGTATTGGAAGAATCAGGTAAAACCAAAACCGCTTTCGGCGAGTCATTAAGTGTTTCGCAACAATACATTTCGAAATTGATTAGAACCGGTAATCCTAGTGCCTTATTAATAGATGATATATGCGAAAAGTACAGAATCCGTAAAGAATGGCTTACAGAGGGCAAGGGGGATATGAAAGCACCTATAGATAGAAATGACGAAATTGCCCGCCTGAGTGCTGATCTGTTTAAAAGCGAAAGCGGATCATTTAAAGAACGTCTGCTTTTTGCACTGGCTGCATTAGATGAAAGCGAGTGGCAAGTTCTTGAGGATATCGCAAATAAAATTGCAAAAAAAGACTAGGCTTTCGCCTAGTCCAGAAGTCTCAGAATTATTTTCAATACAAGATCCAATTCTGACGGCTTCAACTTATCCAACAGACCTATAATTTTATTTTTTACCGTTTCCATCCTATGTACCTCCCGATCACGTTTTTTCAAACATTTGTTCGAAAAACTTTGGTTTTATATTATCACAAAAATATTTGTGATGCAACTGTTTTCGAACATTTGTTTTAGTAAAATTTTCCTTTCATCTTAACAAACGTTTCAGGAGGAAAAAAGTTGTGCGTTGTCCGGAATCCCGGACGCTTTTTGAAAATCACTTATATTCAGACTCATAAAGATCTGAAATTGTGGTTTTCAGCCCTGCTGCCAACTGTTCCATAGTTGCCAGTGTAGGGCATACCTGACCGGTCACTATGTCACCGATCGTAGACCGGGGAACACCGGTCATAATTGCGGCCTGCCGGATTGACAGGTGGTGCTGTTCCAAGAATTGAGATAATAATATTTTCATGGTGTTATTATCTCTAAAAGTCAAAAAAATATTCAAAGGAGAAAAGAGTTATGGGAATCATGGATGCCTTTAAGGGCAAACAATATAAAGAAGAGGTTGAAAAACTTACAAAACAATTAAATCAAATGCAAGAGCTTTTAACTCCTGAAATGCAAGATGCTATGCTTTTGCAACAAAAAATTGATGACTTAAAGATACAGGAGCAAAATCAGCAGCAGGCAGTTTCTCAACTGTATAAAAATATTGAACAGTTAAATAACACTATATCAAAATTAGATAAGACGATTGAAGACAAAAAATCACAAATTGTATGGATGGACGATGAAATTCTTGTTCAGGAATTCGGACTATATACTCCGAAATTTGACTTTGCTTCTTCTCTTGATTATAAAGAAGAACTTGCTAAAATTCGTTCGAAGCAAAAAGAGCTTATCAAACAAGGACGTGCAGTAAGTGGTGTAACAAATTGGCAAGTAAATGGCAGTGCTGCAAAGGGCAGAAAACTGGTTTCCGACACCCAAAAACTTCTCTTGCGTGCTTTCAACGGCGAATGTGATGAACTGGTTTCTAAGGTTAAGTATACAAATTTTGATGCATCGTTAAATAAGATACAAAAATCTGCTGAAACAATTTCCAAATTAGGGACTGTCATGAACATATCCATTTGTCGTGGATATCTGGATGCAAAAATAAAAGAGCTGCGATTGGCTTTCGAATATCAGCAGAAAAAACAGGAAGAAAAGGAAGCTCAACGTGCTGCAAGAGAGGAGCTTCGTGAAGCTGCCAGATTGCAGAAAGAAATCGAAGCCCAGCGTAAAAAAATAGAAAAAGAGCAAACTCATTATTTGACAGCATACCATAAAATTTCTGTACAGTTACAGGCGAATCCTAATGACGAAAACTTGATCGCAAAAAAAGCAGAAATTGAACAGCAATTAGGAGAAATTGAAAAATCCATCAAGGATATTGACTATAGAGAAGCAAACCAAAAAGCCGGATATGTATATGTCATATCCAATATTGGTGCTTTTGGAAAAGACATCTATAAAATAGGTATGACACGAAGGCTTGATCCTCAAGATCGAATAGACGAACTCGGAAGTGCTTCTGTCCCATTTAATTTTGATGTCCATGCCATGATATTCTCTGATAATGCCCCTGCACTTGAAGCTGCACTTCACCGAGCATTTGAAGATAGAAAACTCAATATGGTAAATCATCGCAGAGAATTTTTCCATGTCACTCTTGATGAAATAAAGGATGTAGTCAGAAAGAATTTTGATAAAACAGTAGAATTTACTGATGTTCCCGATGCTGAACAATATCGTATCAGTCTGAAACTCCGTGCTGAACAACCTCAAGAACAACTTGATAGAACAATTGATTTCTTTACACCAAACAGTTCTCCATCCGTGAAGCAGAAAAACTCTCCAGCGAAATCACCTATCGATCCAAAGAAAGTATTACGCACACGTTGGGGAAATTACGAAATGCCAGATCCATATAGTATTAAATTGACATACGGAGCAAGAACCGATTTGAAAAAAATAGAAAATTAAATAAAAATCCGCCCCAGTGTTACCAGCACCGAAGCGGATCTGAATACTCACCGGAGCAACCCGGTAAATATGTCCTAAGCAAGCATATTATACCATCATTGCTCTGGTTTCGCAACCAGGGTATTTTTATACCCTTAGTTAAGTATACTCAAAAACAGGAGTGTGATGGTAATGAAACAACTGAATTTCAGAGAGTGTGCCCTGTACGTCCGTGTTTCCACTGACAAACAGGATGAACTGTCGCCAGATGCACAGATCCGTCTTGGTACGGAATACGCCAAGAAAAACGGTCTGCACGTATCGAAGGAGCACACTTACATAGAGCACGGCATATCCGGAAGGAAGGCCGACAAACGACCGGAGTTCCTGCGGATGATCGCCGCAGCCAAATCAGAAGAACATCCTTTTGATGTGATCCTGGTCTGGAAATTTTCAAGATTTGCAAGGAACCAGGAAGAAAGCATCGTATACAAGTCCTTGCTTCGTAAAAAGTGCGGCGTGGACGTTGTGAGCGTATCTGAGCCGATCATAGACGGACCTTTTGGCGGTCTGATCGAGCGTATTATTGAATGGATGGATGAGTATTACTCTGTGCGGCTCTCCGGCGAAGTGACAAGAGGGATGACCGAAAAAGCTCTCCGCGGCGGTTATCAGGCACGCCCGCCACTTGGCTACCGCATCGAAACCAAGAAAGAGCCGCCTGTGGTCGTTCCGGAAGAAGCCAAAATCGTCAGAAGCGTGTTTGATATGTATGTCAACCAGCACAAGGGATTCTTTGACATTGCCAGGGAGTTGAACCGCCTCGGCTGCAAAACGTCCCATGGCAAGGCATTTGAACGCAGGTCGATCGAATACATCATCCAAAATCCCACGTACTGCGGCATGATCCGCTGGAACCGCACGACAAACGAAACGAATGTGATCAAGCCGAAAGATGAATGGATCATAACGGAAGGGAACCACGAGGCGATCATATCAAAGGAACTGTTTGAACAGGCACAGAAGCGTTTCGAAAGCGAATACCGCCCAAGAGGTGCCCGCCCTTCGTCCACTTACCGGCACTGGTTGTCCGGGCTGATGAAATGCCCCGCCTGCGGCCGCACGATGACTGCCAAGCACACTGCAGGTTACTGCTATTTTACCTGTTATGGATACTCAAAAGGAAAATGCCTGGCAAAACAGTCGATCAGCTCACGCATCATAGAAAAGAGCGTGCTGCAGTCTATTTCGGAAGTGCTGGCAGACAGTAATCTGTCTTTCCGACTTGTAAAACAGGAAAGCAAAGAAGAGATTAATCGTGAGTCCCTGATTCTTGACCAGCTTTCACGGATTGCCGGAAAAGAACGACGGATCCGGGACGCATACCGGGACGGAATTGATACTTTAGAGGAATACAAAGAGAACAAAGCAATACTTGTTAAGGAACAGGAGACGCTGGAAGCAGAACTTGAGCAGCTCCGCAGCGTGTCCCCGAAAGAAGATGATCCGACGTCAGCCATGCTCGCCAGGGTAAGCAGCGTGTATGAAATACTGATGTCAGATGCAGATGATACACTGAAAAACGAGATGCTGAAAACGATTGTTGAAAAGATTGTTTATGATAAAAACACCGATACCTTAAAGGTCTACTACTTCTACAACCCTTGATTTTACTGGCTTTTTCGGTGTTTGTACGTTGTTGCAATCTGGTTGCCCTTTTTGAAACAACGTACAAATATTACTTTTAAATATGAAACGACAATGATTGGTATAATATGCTGCACCTTTACTCTGCGAAGTAGAGGTGCGTTTTTATACCCTCTCCACTTTCTTCAGATAAACCCATCCAGCACCGCTTTTCAGCTTGCCGAATCCGTTCTTTTCTTCTACGATCTCGTACTTACCTGACTGCAAAAATGTTCTGGCAGCACTGTATGTTTTGGCCGGTCCTGTCCTGATCGGGACATTTGCAGTTTTCGGCTGTACCTTATATGGCAACTTGGAGGATGTGTAGACCTTTTTTCCGGCATCGTTGTAGACATGATAACCGGCGTGCTGATCTGCACACTGCTTCGCCTTCTTGATTGTCTGAAACGCTCCGATCTGGCTACTGGCGTTCTTCCAGGTCTTGCGGACACGGTACCACGGCTTGGTGGTTGCTGGGAGAATATCGCCACTCTGCCCAGAAATGGCTTGTTTGAAGGCATCCCATGTATACGTACCTGTATTGTATACATACGGATTCGGGCAAATTTTTCCGGTTACATCATAGTGGCGAATAACATGATCTGCAGGAATGTTGTATTTCTTCATCAGATATCTGGTCAGCTCAATAGCAGACTGTACTGTTGCTCCTTCAAAATACCAGTCCTTATCTGTTGCCCCAAGACTCGCCGCATTCTTCTTTCGCACACACATCTCAATCCCAATGCTATTAGCGTTTCTGCATTCCGGATGTTTGTAACTGCTCGCCCCACAATGCCAGGCGATATTCCGATCTTCCACGCACTGCCAAATTTCGCCGGCGAAACCGACAAAATAGTGTGCAGATGCCCCACGGTTGCCACCACCATAGTATGCACAATTTTCCTGTGCTCCGCCCAATGCTCCGACGTAGTGGATCACGATGTATTTGATTCTGGAAATATTGCCGGGATTATAATTGTAATTTGAAATCATTCGGTTAATCTTGTTCATAGTCTCTACCGCCTTTCTTGTTATTGGAAAATTTATTCTTTCAGAAATTTATTCACAAAATACTGCTGCCCTTTCCCTGTTACCAGTACAGTCTTTGTGATCCGCACGCTTCCATCTGGATTATTGATTGTTCTTTCTTTAATTTCAAATAAACCAGCTTCCATGCTTCTCTGCGTTGGCATATTGTAATCTGTTCCTTTTCTGCTGATCAGGAACCTGTTTTCACGCATCCATGTGAACAGCCTGTTCTGTCCGATATCCACACCGTTCTGTTTCAGGATCTTTGCCAGCTCCCCGATCAGGATGCAGGTGTTCGACACACTGACCGCATCCGCAAACACTTCTTTCGGTCTCATCCGCTGCACATCTTCCACAAGGCTTGCATTACTTGCTTTGAGTTTCTCAATCTGCTGATCTGCCATTTTCAAAGCACGGGCAAAAATCTGTTCCGGTGTGTTCCATGCTTTTTCAAGGTCAAGGAAATACTGGCGGTACTGCCTGCCTTTTTCGTTTCGCTGGATCATGCAGATCTGTTTTGCCATGTCGATGGAAATTTGATAGTCAACGGCTGGTCTGCCTCCTGTACTTTTGCTCATTTCTGAGCTAAAGTCTTTTCCTGCCTCGAAACCGTATTCTGTCATTCGAGGAAACCAATCTTTAAAAGCTGTTTTTATTTCTAAAGCTTCGTGCAAGTCTCTCGCCGATACCGTCGGCTGTTCTGTTCCATAATTGATTTTTAATAATCCGTTCATCCTGCTTTCCTCCGTTCATTTTTTTGCAATAAAAGAGGACGCTTTCACGCCCCCTTTGCTTTTTTTATTCTGCTTTGCTTAAATTGTTCATGCGTTCCCTGTCCTGTTCTCTTCCGGAAGCTCTTCTGTCATATCCTCAAGGAATTTCTGCACCCAGCGTTTAATTTTTGCCGGCACCGGCAAACCGCACAAGGTCATATTTTTCAGTACACTCACGATTTCGTACAGCACAAACAAGATGCTGAAAAATTCACAGATTCCAAGTTTATGTATCCCAAGAAGTTCGATGTAATTCTGAGGAATCATAAACAATACATTGATATTCAGGATCACATCCACTGCCATCAGCAGGCACACCGACAGCAGCATGGCTGATTTGCGGATTGCCCCATCGATGCCCACGCAGGAATTAAACTTGTGCTCTTTGATCGCCCGAAGCACCCCTAAAATAGTGTCCAGTGTGACTGCGATCAGCAAAATGCGGAAAAATGAATTGCCCGCAAGTAACATAATAATTTTGTTCATCATATTTACCCATCCTTTCCGTTTTCAAAACATTATAAAAATATACTTCTACCGCCTTACTCTGACGGTGTACCATCAGTTAATATTCATATGCATAATCTTCCCCATCTCCATTTACCGTAGCCCTCTTTAGTTAATTACATAAATGTTCTCATAAATCCCTCATATTCATAGGATACACGTTCCTGTCCTACTTCGTTTAGGTGAACATAATCTAAAAACAATGCGTTTCTGACATTAGTATTCCATGCACAAATTCCGCCCTGCTTATTGTTTTTGCAATGACAACCAACATACATACAAGCTTTTTCGATGGAACCGATGTAATCTGTTTGCTCTTGATAATAATAAGGAGTAATAAACATTACTTGAGCCAAAGGGAAATTCTCTTCTAAATATGTGAAAGCAACTCTCAAAGCACCAAACAAATTTGTTGTATCTGTGTTTCTAATTGTCCATGTTCCCAATTCAACATTATTATTTCTGTCATTTGTCCCCATGTGAATAACAATAATGTCAGGATTGTTATTGATTTTTTTTGCTTGTTCAAGCAGACAATTTGCGTCAGCATCACCATGCCCGGTAGTGATAAACATTCCATTCACTGCAAGTTTTTGATATGTCATGCCGTTTCTGTTAGCAATCTTATATGCCCAAGTTTGCTTCTCATTTAAAGTATGACCCTTTGCCATGCTATCACCTAGAATAGCCATTGTTTTCCCATGAAGTCTATTTTCAGATTTGCGAGTTTTTAATTCTGATACATCTTTTGTAATTATAGAATATTCATATCCAAATGGATAATATTTATCTGGGGTTTCAATGTTTGTGAACATACATCTAGCCTTGGTAGTTTCATCACTTGGAAATGATACTCTTGCGTATTTCGAGCCATTAGGGGAAGTACAAGACGATGCATTGAAATATCCGCCTGCAATAAATGCTTTCGATGAATCATAAAAACAAATATAAGATATAGTATCATATTTCACTGTACCAACCATCTGAAGTGCATAATATGTTTTGTTTTCATGCACATCAAAATAATCAGATGTAACAAATCTTGAATCGCTATTCACATTTCCGTTATTCGCCAAATAACCACTAACAGTGTTGTCTTTGTCAAATCCATTGATTAGCTCTTTATAAATTATATTACCTAAATCTTCCTTTAGCGAATCAATTTCTATTGCATTCTTCTGAATCTGATCCGCCGATTCCTGGATTTCTTCTTTCGCTGTCTCAGCTTTCTTAGCCGATTCTTCTGCTGAGTCCTTAGCATCTGTGGATTCCGTTGCTGCCCGGACTGCTTCTGATCTGGCAGTTTCGGTTTCTGTTTTGAATGCTTCTGCGTTTTTTACAGCTGTTTCTGCATTTTCTTTTGCTGTTTTTGCTTCATCGGCACTTGTCTCTGCTGATTTCCTGGCACTCTCCGCCTGATCTGCTGCTGTCTCAGCAGACTTTTTCGCATTCTTAGTTTGATACATATACTCATTTGCTGCCAGCAGTGTGTGGTGGAACAGGTCAATATCTTCCGGAACTTCAAATCCTTCTGGTTTCATTCGTCTGTTCACATGCATGATCGCAACATTTACTGTTCTGCCTTCTTCTGAGCTGACCAGATAGATATACAGTTTGATGATTCCCCTGCTTGTCAGTGCTTCATTCGGTATATCGATGATCAGTGCATCTTCCTGTTTATAACCTGTTACTGTTTTTGTTTCGGTCAGGTTATCATACTGGAAATGCACTTCGCAGACATCCGGCAATTCGATGCCGGTGACCTCAATCTTCTGGCCGAAATCATACTGCCATAATTCATCTGTCAGCTCAATCTCTTCACCGAATCTTGAAAATACTGCTTTTAACATTATCTCACCCCTTCGATTCGTTTCACGCTTACCTTGTTTGCTGTCCATCCAGATCCAATATTGCGGACATATACACCCACTTTATTGTTTGTTGTATCCCATTTCAGCTGAACGCGTGCATTATAGGATGCTGTAAGATACAGTGTATGCACTGTCTCTGCCGCATCTTTTCTGGTCAGTGTGATCCAGCCTTTTTCACCATCGGCAATTTCCAGCCATACACGGATTTCATCATAATTCGCCAGGGAACTGATTGCTGAAGAATAGTACCAGCTTCCTGTTGCTGATGGTGTTACTGCTGTTGTTGATAACGCTGTCGCTCTGTCGATCACACCGATCACGCACCAGTAAGATCCGGTATACACCACCTCTAACACGATATACGATGTAATCAGTTCTGCTGGGATATTTTTGTTTTTGTAATAGATCGGCTTCGCTCCGGTGGCATTGACATTCAGTGTTGGATTTGCAACTGTGTTTGCATAATTGAAACGGACTGTGATCCGAGATCCTACTGCCAGTTTGAAATTTGACAGACTCACTGTTTTTTCTGCGGTCGCTCCCGATGTATAGCACACTGCATAGTGGGATATACTTGATGATCCATCAAAATTCATACCGTCAACAGTCACTGCCGTTTTTAATTTCGTTGCTGTTCCGGCGTTTCCAGATATGTCTGTCTGACCGTTTTCAATCAGATTATCAAACTTGTTGAACATAGCTGGTGTCATTAGACCCGGTGTAGTTGCAGTAACTGTAGGGATAGACACACGACTATATCCATCTCCAACATTCAGATCTAAGAGTTGATTTTTTTCATCATAGCTAAGGGTCAGCTCTTCCCATGTTCCATCAGCACACAGGAAATTTCTCCACATACTTTTATCCGGTGCTGGAACCAATCCCGCACTGCCGTTGTTCATAGAATTTGCCCCGGTGAAGTCCTTGATATCAGCCAGTTTATTTTTCTCTTCCGTAGTATAGTCATTCGTAGATAAACCCTTACCTGTTACTTTATCTACTTTTGAATCTAATGCATCCTCTTTTACTTTTTCAATTGATTCTTTAACAACTGTATCTTTAATATCTCCTACCGCCATCTCGATATCTTTTTGCAAATCCTCCTGCGTCACCATGCGTTTCACGTTTCCAGCATCAAAACATAAATAAGCCGCTCTTCCATCCTGTGTATTTGGATCACCTGAAAGAACCACTGCCCACTCTGCTGGAAGTAATTTTTCCGGATCAAATTTCCCATACTCACCTCTACGCATCTGTATAGCCATTATCTCACCCCTGACTTTCTATGATTGTTCTTACACTTTTGACATTGCCATTACAAGAGCTTTCCAAAAGTTGTGCTTTTCCAAAAGAGAAATTCGCATGTGTAACAAAAAAGTAAAACGAATTTTGTCTTCCATCTGTAACAGTTATACAATCTCCTGCAACAATACTTGGATCGCTTGAACATGAAATTGATAACTCCCTTGCAAAATACCCTGTTGAATGATATATACCACAAAGTTCAGCAAGATCCTTTATCTTATTTGCATATGTTGCATCTACGCTACAATCAATAACAACTCTTATAACACTACTATTTTCGAATACGGTATTACGATCAAACCATAAATTTCTAATCTGCTTTTTGTTATTTGAAGCATACTCTATTTGAAATCCTGTAATCCATATAATGTCAGTACTTATTTTTTTACTCAAAACATTGTATATATGAGCATCTCTTACTCCAGGATGTTGGGCACCGTTTAGAGAAGTACCAGATGAATAATCTTTAAAATCTCCTCCATCTTTATCATCTTCCACTCGATACGCATATGGACTATTCCTGAATTTTCCACCGTTAATAATGTTATTTTCATACGGTAAACTTTCAAAACTATTTATAATGGATTGTAATTTTAACGTTCCATCTTCTGAAATTCTCCAATAAGAAAAAGCTATTTTGGCACAATATCTCAGCATATCTCGAAAAGTCAAATTAACATCTTCCGGCTTTTCTTTGATTCTTACGCTATCCAGTATGTCCCAGTAAACTGATTCTTGGACTGTTTCTACTGGAACACCGCAAATTTTACACGCCTCTTTGACAATATCAGTACAATATGCTGGAAACTCCAACGTGCTTTCGGAATAACTTTTGTCAAATTTTATCATGTCATCGTAAGCTGTAATTTCAACTGTCAACTCCGTAAAATACGCTGTGTCAATCGTATAAGTGCCTTTCGTTATGATTTCCACTGTGCCATCTGGTAATTTAAGCCCTACCCCTGCTTTAATTTTTGCTTCCCTGAAATCCACATCATCAAATTTACCATCTGAATTATCCAGAGTCGCTTTGTACTCCTTGGCAGCAGCAGTTCCAATGGCAATATTATTACTATCATCTGTCACAAGATCATCAATGCTATACGCCAAAAAATCTCCCGTTTCCATTTCAATCTTGACAGAACTTTTGCTCAATGTGTAAGCATCATGTATTGAAAATTCTCGATTTTTCTTGATTGCTTCCTTATATGCATTGCTCGTGCTTATCATCAATAATCACCTCTGTATAATATCCACAGAAACTTCTTTGTAGTAAAAAATACCACCGATATCACCGCCAACTTCTTTTGCTATTGTCCCTCTGTATGACTCGATTGTTACATTTGTTCCGTAATCACGGAACGTAATAGGGAAAAATCCTGTTGCTAAATTCTTTTTGATAAGAGCTGCCTGCTGTTCTGTAAGCCAATTCCATTTGATAGACAGATTTTTCTTTTCTGCTACAACATCACCGACCATAGTACCTGTAAGAGTACGTCCCGTGTCACTGCTCCATATGATTTCATCTGCCACACTCATCGAAACTGGTGCAGGCAGTTCTACGTTTCCACATTTCAATACAAACATCAGTTGCTCCTATCTAACATCTACCGTGTTAAAACGTTTATTAATTCCGATCTGTGCTCTTGTTGACGCTCGTGCAATGTCTACGCCATCTAAATTAAAACTTACATTTGCAAGTGCCGCTACAATACGCATAGTTGCATTATTGGCAATGGATTCCATCTCTTCTTTCGTCACACCTCTCCCGCCTGCTGCCGATACCGCTGCGTTTACCATTGCCTGTAATTTGCTTTCTGGTGCCACAATCTCGCCTTCGTGCCGGTTATCACCAATTACTGCTAACCTTGGTGTATTGGCTCTTACAAATCCGCCTTGTGCAAGCAGCGGTATTCTTGGTGCATCCCAGATAGGCAGATCAAATCCAAGCGTATGTCCACCAATTCCAGGCACCCAGTCAGGCACATCGATCTGCAAATTATTGAACATATTGGCAACTGAATTAACCGCACTTTCAATACCTGCTATCAGTCCATTAGCAAAACCTATCACAATATTGATTGGTGACTTAAACAGATCTGTCATTCCATTCCATATTTCCAGAACACCTTTCCATGCTTTTTCCCAATCACCAGAAAATGCACCTGTTACAAATTGAATGATTCCTCTTAAAATACGTATGACATTGTTGATATTTTTTGAAACATCCCCGACAAAATTCAAAAATATCGTACCGATTGCTTCGATGATTGGCGATATCACCGGGAAAATTGCAGATGCTATCCAATTAATAAAAGGCTTGAACACATTACGCCACAGAACATTTATAAGATCAGCAACATCCCCCACCAGTCCAATAATATTGTTGATGGTTGGCTGTATGCTGCTCGTCCATACACTCTGAAACAAGGTTGATAACTTTGACAATACCGGTGCAAAATATTTATTATATCCATCCAGCAGGGTAGATAATATTTCACTGAACCCTTCTTTAAATCCATCGAACATCGGACTGATATGCTCATCATACACAGCTAAGATTTTTTCAAAGGTCTCTTTTACCGATGTATGCAGTGTTTCGAGAACCGTACTTATTGGTTCTAATGTATTATCAATAGCATCTTTTATTTTATCTTTATTATCTATAAAAGGTTGAAGAATACATGAAAGTATGTCATTTGTCAGTTTCAATGCAAGATCTTTAGAACCCAGAAATGCATCAGAAATCATGCCAAGCAGTTCTGCCGAACATACTTCGCCATTTTCATCTGCAAACACCGAAAATACGTCTGCAAAAGATGTAAAAAAATCTCCGACCAGATTTACCGCATCTGTTGAAGTATCCAGCATACTGACTAATCTGTCATGTATATAACCTTCACTGCCCTGTAAATATCGATCTATTGCACCTACCAGATTGGAGGCAATCGTTGTTCCGATGCTTACAAAAGATCCTGCAATTTTCCCGGCGTTTAAAGCAATCGCATCAAACAATCCCGAAGCGGATGTCTGTATTTGCGGATCTGTAAATATGCTTTTTAATGTTTCACCAATACTTTCGCATTTCTTACGGATTCCATCAATTCTTTTCCCACTGTCTCCGAATCCTATCAAGAATCCTTTCTTAAATAGGCCTGCAAGTTCTTTACCTCTTTCCAGTAAATCCTGCATCTTACGATTCAAGCCATCTACAACAGTATCTCCTTCGGCAAGCTTGCCAAAATCAACACTACCAGCCACATCCGGTACGGCACTTCCTGTAGTACTACTACTGTCGTCTTTCTTGTCCAGGCGATTGATCTTATCAAAACCCATAAGGCTTTTCAGCTTTTTGGATGCTTTTTCGGCCGCATTTCCCGCTGCCGTTGTATTGTCTTTCAGATTCTCTGCCGATCCTGCTGCATCATCCATTCCTGCTGCTGTCTGCTGCATATTATCTGTTGTGCCGGACGACTTCTGCCCGGTGATTAGCTCTGTTAACGACTTAAACGCACTTGCCAGCACGCTCAGGCGACCTACTACTGCATTGATCACTCTCAGAACCGGTGTAAACAGATTGATTAGACCTTGTCCAACCGTTGCCATAAGAGACTGCATCTGCAAAGATAACACTTTGCACTGGTTTGCCCAGGAGTCGGACGTTCGTGCGAAATCGCCCTGTGCCGCTGACAGCTGATCCTGTACGAATGAATAACGCAATGCTACCTTTTCAGCTTCCGACATTTTGTCGGTTGTCTTTCCAAATCCATTCGCCAGTGCGTACGCATCCAGTGATGTCTGCGACATAACAACACCAAGGTCTTTCAGTGATTCCGTTTCACCGGTAAATACCGATTTCAGCTTTGCGTATGCTTCGTCCTGGCTCAGATTGTAAAAAGATGCCACATCACCGGCCAATCCGGTCAGGGTTGTCCCCATATCAAGAGCCTGTTTCTCCGTAAATCCAAACGCTTTCGCCATGGCACCAAATGTACCGGTGTACTGTTTTGCCATGGTTTCTGACAGTCCGAAGCTTGCCGCTGCACTCTTTGCAAACTGGTCTACCTGTGCGGATAATGTTGGGAATGTAACATCAACAACGTTCTGAACCTCTGCAAGGTCCGAACCTAATTCCAGGCATTTCTTTCCAAACTCAACCAGTTTTCCGACAGCAAAGGCAGATGCCAATGCCGCACCTGCCTTTTTCGCCAAGCCCATCATGCTGTTCATCTGACGTTTAAACTGATTCTGGTTTACGACCAGATCAAGACCGATCTCGCCTATACTGTCTCTGTCTGCCATTTGTGCCACCTCCATTTTTAGGAGAACATCGGCACAATGGCACTACTTGTCCTGATTTATTTTAATTTCAAATTCTTTTCTACAGTGCCGTGCCTGGCATTTAATGAAAATGCCACAGCAAGAAGCATCCTGAACATACTGAACTTTTTGTCCATGTCCGCAAAATGGACACTTTATTTTTCTTTTTTCAATTTTGATCTACCTCCTGCCATTGTAATAAATGCCTGCTTCATCTGCTCCAGGAATACATCCCTGTCTTTTATGCTTACTTTTGCGGCTGTTCTGTTCCGCCATTCACACCGGATCCTTCTCTGCTCCGGCGTGAAATGTTTCAGCATCTCTTCATCTTCTTCTGTCCGTATCGATACCATACGGGCAAGGACCGTGTTCGGTCCAAGCCCGGCAAGCATCTGTCTGAATTCCTCCCAGGGCATTGTATTGACTTCCCTTGAAAGCCGGATCCCGTATTCCGACTGGAAGGATGCTACGATCAGGTCATAATCTTCGATCAGGTCGTAGCCGGGATCTGGGATTCCCCCGCTTCTTCTTCCTTTCCGGTAATCAGTGTGATCGCAGTCTGGACCATGATTTTCAGATCATCAAATGAAAGTTTCAGTTCTTCGATTGTTTTGCGTGCTTTCTCACTGAACAGCAGATCGTACATATTTGACACCTGTTTTGGTGTTCCTGCACCATCCCCAATGACATCCATAAGTTTCAGCACAGTTGCCGCATCTGCATTGACTTCCAGTTTTTTGTTCTTGATCACAATCACCGGATTTCCATCCATGTTCAGTTTTTCTGTAATGTCTACTGTTTTTGCCATGTTCTTATACCCCCTATTCCGATGCCGGGATAACTTCCGGTTTTCCATTGCTCTGGATCTCGAATTCCAGCGGTGCCACTGCCGTTGAATCACCAGCACCAACATTTGTCACATTGATGACTGCACCAAGGAAATTAACCTCTGTGCCATCCGGGAATGTCCAGGCAATGTCTTTTTCTGCGTCACGTCCATTTACCCATGCCAGAGACGCGACCAGGTCGTTTCCCGGATCTCCTACGTTTCGCTTCGCAGATACCGTGATCTTAACACTCTTAGCTGTCAGCAGTCGTCTTACCCAGCCTTCTGTATCAAATGGAGTCCATTCCTCAACGCCGTTGTCGAATGATACGGAGAAAGATACACAGTCTTTGATCTCTTTCATGTCCTCTTTTTCCGTTGTTCCTTTGTTGATACGAAACTGGTTTTCGTAACATGGATATACTCCTGTTTTCATCTTCGTCACTCCTTTTTTTCAAAAATAACAGCCACTTCTATGACCATTTCATAGATGCCGGCATCGTCTGTGCCAACGTCCTGAATCTCATAAAGTGGCTGTATAAATTTTATTGTTTCATTGTTTATTTCTGTATTTCTCGCCGCCCTCAGCTTCTCAAACAACTCTGTAGCAGCTTTTTCGGTGTCCCTTGGTGAACGGTTCCAGTGTACCAGGATTGTTACCGGCTTTTCACCGTACCCTTCCAGATGCGAACCACCGATAGCCGTGTGGTATGCTCTCTGGTGCTTGCTGTTGTACACACCAATGGATTTTTCCGGTTTATCCGGAAGTTTACCCATATACACGTTCTCAGAAATACCGAGGGATTCTACATAATCTCGCACATCTGACAGCATCATAATCCCACAATCCTCCTGTAGATCTCTTTGTACGCTTTCTGACAGAACTGGTCTTTGCTCCCGCCCGGCAGCCAGTCCTCGTACCATAATCCTCTTGCGTTTGGGTTTTCCTTGGTCTGAAAATGGTATTCAGGGTGGAAGTATAGACGTCTGGCTTGCGGTGCTGATGTAATAAGCGAAACCCTTCCACCTTTTTCCTTTGTAATGGTATTAGTTGCCATCGCACCATCCTCATATGTAGCAGATACCGTTTCCCCTGCTTTTATAAAGCTTCTTTCATTCTGCATCGCTCCTGTATCACGAGGAAATACCTGTGCCTGCACGACTTCTGTGTGCAATGCTTCTGCAGTCTGTTCCAGTGCCTGAGACTGTGCCTGTGTGAGCTGCTTTATCCTTGGAAAGTTCAGGTTAATAATCGAATTTACATTGATCATACCAGTAACACCTCTGTATAATTTACGCTTCCGTCCGGATTTCTGGCTTTTGTCCCCTGTTCGATTCTCCGCTGTACTCCAAACAGTTCCGCTGATCCGCCGGAGATAACCGCTAGTCCCGGACAGATATCGCCCGGAAACAATGCTGTCCCGGTAATCTGTACCATCTTCTTCTCTGCTGTCAGCACTGTTTTGGCTTTATCCTGATAATTGCATTTACCGTAATACGTTATTGTCTCTAATGGCTCTCCATATTTGTTCAACCCTTCCTGATCGAACTTGCAGACGATATCTGTCCGACAGAGCCGTTTTGGTATCAAACATGGATATTTCATACCTCACCTCGCTAACTGGCAACACAGCCCCGTCTGGCAAAGCAGAGCATATATATCACGCTTCATGGCAACTCCTTTATCCATGAACACATTCCAACTGCTGCCAAACGAAGCTGATACACCATTGATACTGTAACTGGATAAAACTGTATTGATCTCATCTGCATTTTCACATTCAAAATCTGCCTGCAAACATATGACTTCCCGAATGACCTCTTTCTGGAAATCTGTTAAATTGTCAAATCCCCTGCCTACAATCCGATTGTAGGTCAGGGAATCAATGTGTCTGGATGCCTGATGCAGGGCAGATTTCAGATTTTCTTCCGGTACGGTCCTGCCGCCATAAGTGTTGATATAGTAGCTCTCTGTCACATAAGCAGCCATATTACGCTCCTGTGTATTCGGTGGTGTCAGTATCTACATACACGCTGTCGATATTGCCGTCTTTTCCGTTCGGGAATACAAAAACATCTGACAGGGAACGGTTCTGGTACAGGTAGCCATCGCCTTCGGTATGTGCTCCCGGATCAAAGTAATAGATACTTGCAATCTTCGGCACCGTTTTACAGGTCTGACCGCATGCAACCAGGACATTGATCTTTTTCGATCCTGTTGTTCCAGAAGCTTTTTTGACCGGTTCGAATCCGCCGTTTTCCGGTTCCCAGTTAAAGGAATCATAGAATCGTTCATCATCGATGACTTCCATCACAGGCACACCATCGATGTCTGTTACTCTGGTTTCAATACCGATACCACCCTCTGCAATCTGGGTGATCTCGATCTTACGGGTGAATTCCGTAGACTGCTCCAGGGCATCCATGATTGCAGAAGTGACATACATCACCAGCGTTCCATTGGCTTTGTATCGTCTGAGTTTTCCTTTTGCCAGGATATCTTTCAACATTCCGAACACTTTCGCCTTCGTGTATGCGGATGCTGCAGTTTCCGAATGGTATCCTTCCGTTTTCTTTGCCACCTGTGCAACCTTGGAAAAGAACAGTGCATCTGTCTCCGGTGCAACCTGTGTCTGCTCAAACACACGGGAAATGTTCTGGATAGATGCCGTTGCATTTGTTTCGTCTACATCGGCCTTGTCAACCAGGAATGAAATATCTCTGTCATGTTCTACCGTGTAAGGAACATCTTTCTGTGCAAAAGATCCTTTGTTCCAGCCTCCGTTGCGGTTGTGGTTCTTAAAACCGGATGTAGATGTCTGTGTAAAGTGAAATGTTTTTGCCCCCACCCATTTCACGTTGCTTGTGATAAATGGTGATGTGATCGTCCCCTGGATCAGGATCTCCAGAAGCTCCGGGCTCCACTGCTGTGCGTAATTTAATGCCATAATCTATACCTTCTTTCTTTTAGTTGAATCGGTTCCAGCGTTTTGTTGGAACTGCTGCCTGGTTTGCTGTTGTCTGCTGTGGTTGCTGCTGAGGATTGCCGCCGGTACCGATCTGCATGAAACCGGACTTTGCATCTGCCTGCGGTTTTAATGCCGGAATATCCTCCAGCACCTTATTGATTGCTGCAGTCAGTGCTTCTTCACTGACTTTCCCATCCTGCCCGATCACCTGGCTGAAATCTGCCATTTTCAAAACATACGGGATCGTCTTTGCCTGGATGCCAAGCGATACTGCCGTCATGGTGGCTGCACTCTCAATCTGTGCTTTCTGCACTGCCGCCTGTGCCTGGGTAAGCTGCTTCTGCGTCTCAGTGATCTGATTCTGCATGCCTGCTACATCTGGCTGTTTGTCCGCCTGTTGCTGTTTAAATGCTGTAATTGCCTGTTCCATCTGCTCTTTTGACAGTCCCTGCTGTTTGAAATACCCTTTCAGGACGGATTCCTCCGTCACACTCTGTTTTCCGGCGATCAGATTCGCCAGTTTGTCATAATCAAAAGCCGGGACTGACTGCCCTTCTGGTGCCTGTGGTGGATTTGCAGGGTTCTGTTCCGGCGGCTGTGGCGGCTCGGCAAAAATTTGAAGTTTCATAGAAATTTTTTTGCTCATCTTTCTTCGCTCCTTTACAGTTTTTTTACTATGCTGTCTGCACAAATCTGACAGTTTTACGTGTGTCTCACAAAACAGTTGATAACCCGGTGTCTCCGTGTAGTTTTCTGCCTTCGGGCATAAAAATAAGACACATAGCCCTGTGCCTCAAAGGGAGATATCTGGATCACCGCCTTTCTACGGATAACCGTCTGCCGTTGAACTGTACCGTGTCGCCAATCTGTGCCACTTCATCGCCAATCTTCACCCCTTTCAGTTCTGCGTGTCCGTCTTTGTCCCGGTATAATAATTTGATTGTCTTGTAATTGATCCGGCTCGCCAGCCAGTTCGGTGCAAGCCTGTCTGCGTCTTTTGTGACTGTGTAGTGTTCAGTCATCGTGTGTAACCTTAAGTCCGAACTCTGGAAGAAAGTTAATCTCGTAATGATACTTATCTACCTCAGCCCCTGAGATATCTTCAACAACATACATGGTGTAATTATTAAGATATACATAATCTTTCTGATATTTCCCTGCTGCTGTTTCAATAATTACTTCCAGTTCGTTGTCTGAATTATTTTTCAGTGCAAACGTTCCGGTCAGTTCAAGCAAAATAGTATCTGTTCGTGCATTCAGAACGGTAAGTTTTCGCGTTACATTGAAGTTATCAGCTTCCTTGGAGATATTTGTACTTACCTGATCCGCTTCTGTGCATCCAGTCATTGCAAAACAACTCACTGCTGTCAGTGCCAGCAATGCTGCTATTTTTCTTTTCATCACTTATTCCTCCGTATAGCATGTATTTGTCACTTTCTTGTACACATCTTCGTAAAGTTCCTGCTTATCACCGTTGTATGTATACTCTGCATAGATACCATCACCGCTCACCGTAGTAGATACAAGACATTTGTAATTCTGTAAAGTTTTGCAACCCCATACTACGAATACGTTAGATAAGTCAATTGGCGGCGTTACCGGTGTATCGGCAAAACCATTCTTGTTGTACCAATTAACCATGTACCAATTAACCAGTTTCTTTTTACAAACGCTTTCAAAATGTGCCATTCCTGTGATAATCATCTTTTTATCCTCGCTTTCTTAATACAGTGTTGATTTATTTAATTCTTCCACCAGTTCCCTCTCGCGTTCTGAAAGTTCATAACAGATGGTATCCTCTGCTGCTTTTTCTGCTGCCTGCTTTTCTGCGTTCTGCTTCCTGGCTGCCGCCTGGTCTGACAGCAGAAGCCCTGCCCCGTAAATCGTTTTTTTCATGGCCCTTTGGGCGTCCAGGCTTCGCACATGCTGGCATTCTTCACGCCTTACCCTGAAATGCACGCCGTAGTGTGCCATTTTCTGCATCATGGCAGCGGTAACGATATGATCCGGATAATCATACTTTGACAATTTCCGTGTCTTTTCCTGCCTCAGCTTTTCTGTTGTATCATTCACCAGCTTTGTCAGCTCCGGTGATGTCTCTGCTACCGTTTCCGGTTCGAAACTGGTAATAAACGATGTCTTCACAGTTGCACCGTTTTCGTATTCGATCGTGCAGTCGCACACAATATGGTTCATTCTGTCCCAGGTAGTCTTGCCGGATAATGCCGTGAGTGACGGGGCAAACAAAAAGAACGGGATGCCCCGTTCCAGATAAAATTCACATATATTTTTCAGGATGGAAAAAGGCGGGTTGTCCACCACCACACATCCCGGCGGATATTCGTCTTTTTCGTAATCGCCGCCCGGCCAGAATGGGCGAATCACGTTCTCAGGATCAATATTGTAACGTTTGCACACCCAGTCCTTTATAACTTCGTATATCTCCGATGGTGTATAGCAGTCGTCTGTCGTTTTCTTCGGTTTGAATTTCTCGACAAATTCTTCGTAAGTTTTGCTTTTTATGTTTCTCACCTCCCTGCAAAATGGGTACAAAAATACCACCGGCCTCTCGACTGGTGGTATTTATTTTTGTTTTGGTCTTACTGGATCCATAGAAAGTTTCATATCACATTCCGGCGAATCACAATAGAAGAAATATTTTCCTTTGCATTTAACATGTCCTTTTTTACATTTTGGACATATTGGATCGTTCCCTGCTCTTGCATCCGACACCATTCTATTACGCCGATCCATTTTTGCTTTCATTTCTTCTAATGTCATAATGTCACCTACTTTCTCCATGGATATTCCGGATACAACTCAGCTACTAATTTGAGTATATCCTTTTTCTCTTGGGAAGTCAATGTATTTGACCTCTTTCGGTGTTTCACTTCTTGAGCAATGCACACAGCTTCCGACCATTGGTCTCCACCAATTCCGTACTTTCTATGCGTTGCTTCATGTATAAGCACTTCTGCTGTTTTCTCTATCGTTTTTGTCTGATCTGCAAAAATTCTTATTACATCATCTTCTGCATCATAAAATCCCAATTCATTATATGGATTATCGATACCATAAACGAGCTGAACTAAAATATTATTCGTTTCCAGGTATTCAGACATCTCTTTTCCAATATCTGACTTCTGCATATCTTTTTTGATATTATGCGGCTTTATGACATCATTCTGTCCTAAATTATACGTGTGATAAATGCCTTCATCATCTTTTAACCTTGCCCATTTATTACTTTTCTGTTGATACTCTGCCTTATTCTTTAGATCCAGTGAACACTCTGCCATCCTTTTATACTTCTTCTCCTGCCGCTTTGCATACTGTTGTCTGGCTTCCTGCTGGTTTTTCAGACCGATCTGTTCCAGTTCTTCTTTCGTCCAGGTATCATCAGCCGTTGAAATACCGGGAAAATAGGTTGTGTGGCTGTCTTTACATCTTGGATGGTACAGACCATAAGATATCGCCTTTGAAACCAGCGGATAACTGCCGTCTTTCCGGCTGCCACCGCTCCACACATCATCAATCAATACTTTTCCGCAGAACGGCAGACATTTCGGGCACGGATTTCCTCTCTTATTCACGATAACAGTATGTATGCCCCATTCCTGGCGTTTTTCACCTTCCCCCTGCAGGTAGGCTCGTTTGCTTGCTGTACGGATCGCCATATCTGCATAATCTGCCAGCGTATGCCTTGCACCGTTTTTATACTCGATACAGTTCAGACCAGCAGAAAGAAAATCCTTGGTCGCCATATCAACTGCTTTTTCATACGTGCCGGCACCAGTGTTTGCATAGACCTGAGCGTTGTAGATCACCCTGCGGTACTGGTCGTCTGCCATACGAAGTACAGCCACCTCTGCCTTTTCCATGTCATTCGTGGTTGCATTGATAAGGGCATCCAGCTTCCGGTCATTCAGTCGGAAGAACTCTGCCGTAGCACCTTTTGTTGCTTTTTTTGCTGGAAAACCTTTTTTGATAGCGTCCAGGATCTGCAGTTCCTGATGCATGTTTCCTTCGGTTCTTGCCACCCGAATCAGAGCCTCGATCTTGTCATTGATATCCTGGAACTGTCCGCCGAACTTCTTCCGGTTGGCTCTCCGGTACTGTTCCAGAGCTTTTAACTGTTCTGCCTGCCACATGCTCCACTGCTTATTCTCCGTCACTTCTTCGACCTTGTGCCGTTTCATGTTTCGGATCATGGATGCGATCAGTTCATCTTCGATTGCCTCAAAAGCCGCTCCGATATCATACGCATCATTTATCTTTGCCATTTACATGCACCTTGAATCCCTGCTGCTTAAACTGCCTTTTCAGTTCTTTCAACTGTGTGGCACTGCTGCATTTATCATTTCTCAGTTCCGCATAATCGCCTTTTTCCAAAGCATACACGCCAAAAGGTACCTGTTCCTTTGCAATTTTAAGCAGTCCCTGGTACTCCTTCCGGCTCATCTGGTACATCCTGTTTGCTACTTTTACCTTCATCGTTCTCGCCGCCTTCCTGATTTACGCTGAAATCACCAGCATCCAGATTGACTCCCGGCTCTTCCATCTCCTGAATACCCTGTTCTGCTTTCAGTCTGGTGATTTCTTCCTGTTTGCAATGTTCATCCAGGCTGTCACCATACAGCTCTTCTACACAGCGTTCAATGCTCATGATTCCGCCCTGTTTTGCCTTTGCCACAGTCTCAACCTGGCTTTCAAAAGATGGGTTTGCATATTCCCCAAATGGAATATTGACCTTCACATCTTCCGGCATCTGTCCTTCCAGAATGTTCATTGCATGGATGCAGGAAGCAACTACATCCGGCAGTGTCGTCTGCAATGCTTCTACAATGCTGTTCCGTGTATACAGCGTTGTTTTTTCTTTTTCCCGCTGTGCTTCTGCATTATCCAGTTTTTTCGTGTCAATGCCTAAGGTAGAAGGACTGATCACGCCCTGCAAACACAGATCCAGTGCCGTGATATAGGATGCAAGATAACTTTCATGCGGGATCACCGGCTGATCGGTATTGATCGTATTTTTCTGTCCTTCGCTCATATCGCCAGTTGCAGCATAATAGCGATTGTCAAATGGATTCGGCCGGATCAGTACGCCTGTCTCCGGATCATGCGGGACTAAGCATTCCGGAATGTACGTTTTTGCCCTGCCTGCTCGCAGTGCATCCATCCACTGGGACCAGACCTCATCGAGCGAATCGAAGCTGTCCAGCTTACCATCAAAGATACTGCCGCCCCTTCCCTCATACTTGGCTGATTCGTAGATCATCAGCGGCACTGCCAGCATCACGCTCTCGTCAAATGCAAAGTCTTTCAGGTTTTCTGTGGCTTTCAGTGCAGAAACCTCAAGCATCTGATTACCGGAATACAGCTCGTTGACGATATAACCATATCCATAGCGTTCATTCAGCACATATGTCCGTCCTTTATCTTTATATGGTGTTTTGAATACGATTTCACGAATCCTGTCACGATGCCGGATAATTTCCACCCGGTCACCCGGATACCATTCAAGAATCGGATAAGGACTGACCTGCGTATCAACCGTCACCTTGAACGCTCCATCTCCGATGTATAGAGCCTCTTTCAGTGCACTTTCTATTTTGTGCTGAAAATCGTTGTCCTTTGCGATTTCCTCCCACATCCCCTGCTGCTTCGGACTTTCAAACTCAAAATCGTTCATATCCGGCAGCACAACCGATGTCAGAGTTCGCACAATCAGTCCAGGCAGACCGGTGTGGATCTTCCGCATCTCAAGCCCAGGACTGCTCTTGCTTGCCCAGAATTTATATTTGTCCGCATACTCGCGATTCTGCTGGTAGAACTGCTCCAGTTCGTTGCCATCACCACGATACCAAATGCGGTTACGGATCGCATGCCCCTCAAAATCCAGCATCTCATTGATCTGGAAATTATAGGGGTTTGCCGGAAGTACATTCAGCCAGCTCCGCAGCGTCCGCTTTATGTTTTCGTTTAACTGTTCCATCCATTTCACCTGTTCTGTTCCTCCTTAAACCCGATCATGTTCCGGTACGGAATCCATCCATACTGCTGTGCGTTGATCGTGTGGTCGTTTCTGTCTTCCGGGATATCCTTTTCTTCGTTCCAGGAATACCGCTCCAGTTCTGAGATATGTTCTGTACAAGTATCCACAACCAGATAACATCCTTGCTGGATCCATCCAAGCTGTAAGCGGATACGGTCCAGGATCTCCACTTTCTTGTACGATTCAATAAAATTGTAGAGACATCCATGCAGACGCTTGTACTTGCGAAGCTCAGTGATCGTAGCCGCATCCGCACAGTCAATAAACGTCTCTTTTGCAAATCCCCATTCTTTACGACACTTTTCCAGGAAATCAATGAATCTTACCGCTGTATCAGACGGTGCCAGCGGTTCTGACAGATCTTTGTTACTGTATACCTTTTCCGCCAGCGTGATCAGCTTTCTGTCTTCTGTGATTCCCTGGAACAGCATGGCGATCGTATCCGGAGATTTTGAGGAATACGATGTGTCCAGACCACAGGTAAACTTTTTGAATTTCAGTTTTCCTGCTACTATCTTCTGTTTTACCCATTCTGCCGTGACCACATGCTGTTTCCGGCTGAAATTCGGGAATACCAGACCAGTTGCTTTTCCCCTGAGTCCCTGGATCTTATTCTTCCAGATCTTGGTTCCCTTCGGCGTGTTCTGGATGATCCGTTGCTTCTTTTCTTCCGGAAGTCCTGCATTATCGTCAAAAGAAAAGAACCAATGTACCCAGCCGGGTTTCGGTTCTTCTTTCAGCTCTTCTTTAATTTCCTGTGGCGTGTCCTGTTCCCATTCAGGTAATGGTCTGCTGCAGTTGATATACTCCTTGTATACATCCAGATTCGGATCATCCGGGTTCAGTGTTGCCATAAAGTAATCACATCGCATAGACGACTCTCGGACAAATTCAATATCAGCTGTATTGATCTCGTCAATATACAGACATCCGTACTGACCGCCAAGGGCTTTCTGCCACTTCTTCTTATCCCCATATCCCATCACATACACGACTTTATCACCATTGCTGGTGTGGAACAGGATATGTGGTATTTTGTCGTCCTTGGTGCCGTTTCCGTTGTACTCAGCCAGCATACCGAAGTCATCAATGATGCCAAGGTCCTTATTGATGATGTTCTTTTCTGCCGTTCCGGTATCTTTCGCCGCTATAATGTGCAGTTTTTTCGATGACTCTGCCACTTTCAGCATAAATTTGAACAGTCCTACTGTCGTCTTACCGGCAGCAGTCGTGCCTTCCAGAAATTCAACCGGTGCATTGCAACGTAAAAATGCTTTATACTTTTCTGATAGCAGTAAGCGTTCCGTGCTCATTATCCATCACCCAGCATCTGTTGCAGGATATCATCCAGTTTCTTTTTCTCGTCTTCCAGACCAGATACTTCGACCTTATCTGTGAAAAGAGAATATCTTTTGCCCAGAAGTTCTGCTGCTTTCAGCCTGTCTTTTTCTGATGGACCTTTTTCCATGGTACGTGCTTCAGACATTCCATCACCAATACCTTCAACAACAATTTCCTGGGATGTACTCTCACCCCTTAAGACTGAGGTAAGGTACTCAATCACTTCCTGTGCATCTGCTGTTTTCTGGCTATGAATCTTCTCCAGCTGATCAGAAATATATTTTTTAACGTTAACATTTGTTAACATTCTACTTGCCGCCGCTCTTGCCACTTCATCTCGTTTTACCGACGGATATGCCACCAAGTAAGCCCTTGTGGCATTCAAATCAATCAAATATTCATCTGCAAATATCTTCTGTTTTTCAGTCACTTGGACTCACCTGCCTTTCATTGCACACAAAAAGACACCCAGCACTGCCAGATGTCTTTTTGCGGAAAATGTAGTATTCTTTTGAGAAAGGATTCTTATATGTCCCCATCAGGGAAATCGGAACAGAAGGACTCGAACCTTCGACAAACACTGGTTATGAACCAGCTGCTCTCACCGACTGAGCTATGTTCCAATGCTGCCGGGCTGTTGAGACCCGGCAGATATACAATATACGGAGGTAAATGAAAAGAACCAATCATGTCAGCATCATTCCCAAACTGAACTGATTACACTATATCACATGTCAAGGCGGACATTCTAGGACATCTTGAAATTTTTTAATGCCCATCCGTGAATTCTTCTTGCATGTCTTGGATCATACCCCATCTTTCTTCCGATATCGTCCCAATTCAGCCCCCACAGATACCTCAGTCGCAGCACCCTCTGCTCATCCGGGTTCTCCATACGTCTGATTGCCAGGTCGATCTGTTCACGTGTCCTTGCTTTTTTCAGCCGTTCCCGTTTCAGCCGGCCGATCTGTCTCTCCATAGCTACCACATAATCCGACAGATCAGACTGCTGGCTGCCTTTCGGCATCCCGTCATTGACCATGGATGGAAACATCTGATCCATCCGGAGTCTCTGGATCTCTTCCAGGATCTCCTGCTCCCTCCGTTCACATTCCCTGTATCTTCGCAGGAACTCCTTTTTCTTGTCGTTTTCTGTCATCTCCACCGGCATCGCCTCCCCTCATGCATTTCCTTGCTATTATTTCCAGGATTTCACCGTCTTCATCATCGGTGTGTTCTATGTAATGTTCTATAATTTTGACTGATGCCAGTTTTGTCATCTTGCTCTTTACTGCGGCTGGTTCATGGAATCTTCTGGCTGCATCAGCATCAACACTCTGCTCCAGATGATCATAATGTGCTTTACGTTTTACATTTTTTTCTGCTGCTTTCATCGCTCATCTTCCTGCCCCTTTCATGAACGCCTCAACCATGGCTTTTTTCCAGCTTCTTTCGTATTGTCCACAGCAGTATGTGTTCACTGTAACATCTCTGAACTCTTCACTCTTCGGGCAATAACACATTCCCTCATCGTGGTATCTGCATGTGTTACACGTTCTGTCGTAATTCATCCCATTTCACCTCCCGCAATATCTTCCACAGCCACCATACTTCCGGAGATCTCCAGGCACACATGCAGTAAGTATGTGCATCTTCTGAATAGTGGTAATGGTTTCGTTCCAGATGTTCTCTTGCTTCCTTTTCGGTCAGAAACATCGTGTTCGGATACACAACTGGTCTGAACGAAATACCAACTATCCTGACATCATCATATCCATTATTGGCAAGAAATTCATTCACTTCCTCCGCTATCAAGTCCTCATACTCTTCTTCTCCATCTTCCGTATACATCAGTATAAAATCCAATATACACCCCTTTCCAATTTTGCAGTTTTCCCGATTGATATTGCAGTCTGACAGGATATTATCATTGAGGTACTTCACTGTTTCTTCCGTTGTGCTTGTAACGGTGCTTCCATCTGCTTGCAAGACAAGTTCGTCTGCGTTCTCATCGTCTTGCACTCTCTCGCTTCCCTTGATGACCCAGAATCTCGGTTCAGCCGTTTCTGTCGTGTCCTGCGTATTCATTTCTTTCTGCAATTCCATCAAGAACTTAATGTCCTCATCATTCAGACTTCTCTTTTCTGTAGTATCTTCGTGATACTGTAATGTTTTATGATATATTGCCATGTTATTCATCCTCCCTGTATGGCTTCGGCAGCGGCATCCAGGCATTGACGAACAGGTCATTTGCCAGACAGGTATCTTCGTCTAAGCAATCCCCCAGATACCATGCACCGCCTAATTTTTCATCGTCCACGTATCTCCCAACCAATGGAAGAGAAAAATTTTCAAACGACATCAGCACATAATCATCATTTTCCGGCAGTCTCTCTGTTACCGGGATCCATCCGGATTTCAGACGTTTTCTTTGATTTCTTAACTGTCTTGCTTTCGCTTCCGCTTCTTTTTCGTCCGTGTACAGATAAGGGGTATCCCAGTCAGCCCATTCATCTACATACTTGACCTGTTTCGCTGAGACATCCTGGACGATAAATCTGTGGACGTAACAATTCCATACAGGTATTTCATCCACAACAACTTCATAGATCACATCACCTGGTTTACACGGCACAACAAACAGTCTTCCCTCTACTTCTGCGTCTTCGTATGCCCCTAATCTGTTTACTACCTCCAGATCTGATGCGTTTGCCACGTATTGCATTCCCGCACTTTCATCTACCAAAATCCGCTCATATGCGGTTGTTAATCTCTCCACTGTTTTACCTCCACTTTCCGGACCTTGTACCGGACTCCAAAGCCCGGCATCGGTCCTTTTCTCGTTCTTCTATACCTTTCATTTTTTCCGCGGTATTCCACTGTTCTGACGGTATTCTCACTGACTCCCAGCCGCCTTGCTAATGCCGCTGCCGTATCCTCAACGGCCAGCGGAAGCTCATACTCATCTGCGGTTACTGCCAGCCAGAAATACCGCTTTTGACCGGTCATGCGAATGGCAGCTCTTCGTCCAAATCTTCCGGAAGTGTCATAAACCCGTTCTCATCTACCGGCATCGGCTCCGGTCGTTCCTGGCTGCTCTCTTCCCGGTTTCTCTGTGCCGCCGCTTTGCTTTCCGCAAATTCCTGATCCTCAACCACCACGTCTGTTGTATAGACCTTGTTGCCATCTCGGTTGGTATAGCTCCCGGTCTGGATGCGGCCGGTTACGACTACCTTCAGTCCCTGATGGAAATACTTCTCCGCAAACTCTGCACTGCGTCCGAACGCTACACAGCTGATAAAATCAGCACCCGCTTCGCCTTCACGCTTGTAGCGTCTGTCAACTGCCAGCGTATAGCGTGCAATTGCCGTGTTGCTCTCTCCGTTAGAATTACGCATCTCCGGGTCTCTGGTCAACCGTCCCATTAAAATTACTTTATTCATTTATTTTCTCCTCTCAAATAACTCCACATAAGCAGACAAAAACGTTGATTTTTGCACGTAATTATCAGCATATGGTGTGATTTCACGCTTTCAGGTATAGACGCTTTTCTGTGTTTCATTTCCGGTTCGAACATCGGACATTCTCTGCACATCTGCTCTACGTCCAACTTTGTCACAATCATTCTGCATCCTCCAGATAATCAAATATCGTCCGCTGTCCCGGTATCGGTTTCTGTGCCTCTTCTTCTCTTTTCGCTTTTATGGCACACTGACAGCCATAGCCTCTTTCTACCGCCTCTTGACTTGTCAGCAGTCTCCCGCACCGTTTGCAGCGTCTTGCCTGTATTGTGAATACCTCGTCCCCGCTCATGGCATACACACCTGTGCGTTACAGTCGCGGATCTGAATCTGTGTATTTGTGCATGGTTTCCATTCCTGGATGTATTCCAAGGCTTCATAGTAGCGTTTCTTCGGCACGTTGTTGCGGGCGTTGACGTGGAAATAGTGTTTCAGGTCACGGTTGCACTCCGCGAATACTTTCTTGCCGATCTCGTTGTAGGCGTTGCTGTATTTGCCGCCCAGTGCGTCCAGAACCGCCTTGTTGACCTCATCGCCGAGAACTGTCTGCTGGCCGTAGTCAATGGTCATGTGATTCTCCAGATCTGTCACACGGTTGTCAATCTTCACCAGCTTCTTATCATGCATCAGGATCGCTTTTATCTCTGGCGAATATTCGTCCATGTCATAGCTACCAGTCTTGCGGATCGCTGGCAGCACTTCTGATGTCACCCAGCGTTTGAAACGCTTCGCTGATTCTAATTTGCTGCTGAGAATGAGTGAGTATAATCCTGACTCATTAATAATAGTCACCTTCTGATTTCCTCCAGGGGTCATCATTTTGGTGACCCCTTTGTCTTCTGGATCAACGTGATCAGAAACGGCATTTGCTAATGATTTCCCTTTTCCGTATCCTAACGCCTCAGCCACATCTTTCCCCACAAACCACACTTCCCCATCTCTCATCACGGTTCTGATCTGCCCAAATTCTTCATTTTCAAAAATCTTCAGCTGTCCCATATTGCCTCCTTACTCGTTCAATGTTCTTTCCAGTGCATCGAAATCATAGTCCCTTTGCGGAAATGCATTGAATGTATTCTTTACTGTTTTCTTTTCCTTTTTCTTGGTGGGCTGCTTCTTGACTGGGTAAAAACTCTTCCATCCTTGTACTGTAGCTTCTTCCACTATCATCAGCTGCTCTGCCATATCATCACTAAGACTCCCGAGCTTCTTTCTGAGCAACCGTACCTGGCAATCAGATAACTCCCTGCCGTTTTTTTCTTGACTGCTCAGGTATCCCTGAAAAGCTCTCTCAAGTTCTGGATCATCGAAAGTAATGTCCGGCGGAGCCGTATCTATATCTATATTTCTTTTTTCTTTTATTTCTATAGGACTTTCTTCGGAACTATTTTTATTTTCTTCCGAAGTAATTCGATTTTCTTCCGAAGTAATTCGATTTTTGGGTGCATTTAAGAAAGGCTCCTCTTCTTCCCCGTTTCCGAGGAGCCAATACTTATCGCTATAGAGCTGTCTCTTCATGCGTTTTACTGCTATCTCGTAATAACGACGCTGAATCCCAACAGAGGTGATGATGTTTTCCGTCATGAGGTCATCATCAATGAGACCTATCTCAGAGCAGAAGTGCACCACTTGCACGACAGCTTTTTGCCCCTTCACCCACTTGTTGCCGATCATCCTTGTGATCATTCTTGATAGCTTATCAAGTGAGATCTCTGCGTAGTAACCTTGCTTGTATACGATGCACAGAATGCAGTCATATACAGTCACTCCCAGTGGACCATATCGGTCCAGGAGATCGAAGACCTTATCGTCTTCGTAAAAATCAATCATCTTCGGAAAGTAACTGAGTCCTTTTTTGTTAGGAGCACCACGCCCCATGCCGGACACCTGCCTTTCCTGTATATTACTTAAGTTCCATCAGCGTAACGCTCAAATACGCTTCCTCTTTGTACGCCTTTGTGACGCTCAGTTTTATGATCTGCGTATCATCATGGTATGCGATGCCGTTCAGGGCATCCAGCACAACCTTTGCGATGTTGTCACTGTCCGGCTTCTTTGCCGGCCAGATCTTCCCTTCCAGCATCTCTGCCCTTTTCTTCTTCGAGATGCTCTTAGGCGGCTCAAAATACGCCAAGATATTAGCAACCACATACGCATCATCCGAAAACCGTTTCTGTCCGTATTTCTGTTGGAAACAGGTCTTGATCAGGTTTTCGTACAGCACCGTCTTTTCAGGTGTTACGCTGCTCATTTTATCGCTCCTGCTGTTGTAGAATGTTCTCGCCCGGGCTTTGCCCTGCGGCTTGCCCGGTACGGTGAACGTGAACAGCTTTGGTTCTTCTTTATTGTTCTGGCTGTCCATTTTCTACTTCCTTATACTCCTGGTCGATGATGTTCGGGTCTTCCTGCTCGTTGACTACCTCGGACATATCGACGTTGATCTCGCTCTTGATACTCTCATCATTGTTCATCTGCATGACAAAATCTGTTTTCAGCGGTGCATATTTCAGGCACTTCTTAATGACCGTTTTCTTCGCCATCTCCTCATAGTTCGTTTTCCATGGACTGTAAGAACTGCCGAAACTCTGACTGAACCGTCTTGCATGGTTGTCAATGTCTTCCTTGCTCATAACCTCAAAACCAAAACCACCATTTTTTGATTTCCAGAGTGCATATACAAGGATCAGGTTTCCTCTATCTTTCAATGCCGGTTTGTGCACCAGCTTCGGATCCAGTCCCAGTTCATACTGAAAATCATCATTTTCATATACACACTGTGCCTGCACAGTCTGGATGTTTTCGTTGCGATACACCATATCAATCAGCCCTTTGTAGCCGATCTGGAACTGACACTCTAATCTTCCCTTGTTTTTGTACGGGATCAGGTACGCCTGTCCAAGCGGTGTGTTCGGTTCCAGACCAAGCTGTGCTGCGTTCATCAGTGCCCCGAGGAAGGACATCTGCGAACACTCTGCAAGCTTTGGTGTGGTGTTCAGTGCGGATAATGCCATGCGTGTGAAACGCTCCGGTGTGATCACCTGCGGCAGAGCCTTTTTGATTTCCGGCTCCATTGCCTTGATCATGTCTGCAATGCTCATGTTTTTTGTCAGCTTCACTGCTTCATTCTTTCTGCTGGTCTTTTCTGCCAGTGCGTCTTTTACTGCCATCTTGATTCCTCCTTATGCTCTCTCAGCTCTTTTTACGGTGAACCGTCTGCTTTCAGACTGTTTCAATACCTGTTTGTAGATTTCCGGGAAATCTGCTTTCAGCTGCTTCGAATCCACACGGTTCGCGGTCACGCTCTTCCAGGTGACGCGGTACAGATCCGATACTGCCATCTCTGCATCTTCCATATAAACCTTGATCTCCTGCTCAATCTGCTTCTTTTCTTTCTCCAGCTTGTCCTGAAGGTCGCTGATCTCTGCACGGCGTTCCAGTTTCTCGTCAAAATCAACCAGCGGGATCATCTTTTCCGGTTCGGAACTTCCATAATACTTCTGTAACAGCTCTTCCGCTGCCTTGCTTCCATCCGGTGCCGGCATCTTGTCTGCCTTTACATTGTTCTGCCAGAAATCACTTTCAATATCAATCAGCATCTGGATCGTTTCCTCATCGCGTTCGATCTTTCGCCAGATGAACTCCTTCCCAAGGACCACACATGCGATATACCAGGCATCCGCCCCGGTC